TTGAAATTGTTGAAGAATAATTCAAATTCAAATGCATTAATGAAGCGAGTCTAAACGGCTCGCTTTTTTTATGTTCGCACAAACATTTGGATTCGTTTAAAAATTTCTTATAATATATTGAAAGGACATTATAATGACAAGAAAATTAGACAAAGAACATTTAGAAGAAATTCAATCACTTCGAAATGAATTTGCAACAAATGCAAATAACCTAGGTTCTGTTGCATTAGAACAAATTGCAATGCAACGAAGAACGGAGTTCTTAAACGCAGAGCAAGAACGGCTATACAATGAATTCGAATCACTACGTACTCGAGAACAAGAATTGCTAGAAAAAATGCGAGAACGTTACGGCGAAGGACAAATCAATATTGCCGATGGCACATTTACTCCTGAAACTGGTTTGACCCAATAAACCCATATTTATAATTAAAAAATCATAGGAGTATTATAATGGCAGAAAGAATAGTTTCTCCAGGCGTATTTACGAACGAAGTAGATCAATCGTTTTTAGCCGGAGGCGTTGCACAAATTGGTGCAGCAATCATAGGCCCGACTGTAAAAGGCCCGGCGCTTATCCCTACCCAAATTACTAGCTTTGGACAATTCCAAGAAGTATTTGGCCCAACAACTACGGACTCATATGTTCCATATGTAGTTCAAGATTACTTAGCAAAAGGCGGTAATGTAATTACAGTAACACGCTTATTGTATGAAGATGGATACAAATTAACAAATGGTGGATTAGCAGTAATTGCAAAATCTGGTTCTGGTGCATCCGCGGTACAAGTAGTAACACACGTATTGCATCCAACTCAAGCAGTAACCACAGATGGCGCAACTGCATTATTTGAGGATTCGGTAATTCAAAATGATTCATTAGGATCATTCGCAATTAAACTTTCAGGTTCATATGCTGCCGGCGCTGACTCAGCTATCGGATTTAGTGGAGCATTTTTAGCAACAGAAGGCACTGCCATCTCAGCATCAATTGTATCTACAAGCAATCAATACATTTCGAAAGTTTTCCAACGCGATCCGAAATCAGTAAATTATCCAGTTTATGTTCAATACGAAAACATCAATGCTTCAAGTTTATTCAATAACTTAGCCGATGTAACTATTGAATTAGCAAAACTTTCAAATTATGAATTTTTGCAAGATTACCAAACTGCAAACACTCCGTGGATCACATCACAAAAGATTGGTTCTGTAACTAGAAATTTATTCCGCTTCCATACATTATCTCATGGTACAGCTGTTAACTATGAAACTAAAGTTGGTATTCGCGATATTAAATTAGGATCAGAAACACCAGATCCAAATGGATATGGATCATTTACAGTTGAAATTCGTCGTGTTAACACATCAACTCCAGCACCTGGTCTTTTGAATTCGCCATATGCATCAAATGATACTGATGCAGCACCGGATATTGTAGAAACATTCATAAATGTAAATTTAGATCCTACTTCTCCAAATTATATTGCAAGAAGAATTGGTAATCGTTATCAAACCGTTAATGATTCAAATCAACTTCTCATTAATGGAGATTATCCAAATATTTCAAAATATGTACGAGTAGAAGTAGATGTAAACGTAGCAGATCGTTTAATTGACCCTGCATTAGTTCCATTTGGATTCCGTGCATTATCTACACCGATTCCAATGGCATCAGGCTCATTGAACATAAGTGCAGCATCATATTCTACATCACAAGTTGTATCTAGTGCATTTAATAGCAATAACTATTTCGGATTCAATTTTGCCGTTCAAAATAACTTGAACTATTTAGCTCCAATTCCAACATCAGGATCAAATACTGGTAGCAATTCAGATTTCTACTTAGGTGATGTAAGTCAAAATGCTGAAGCTGGATTCCCTTCTATTGCAACTGCATATTCAGGTTCATTGCAAACGGCTTTAAATGCTGGAACATTGACTACGAATGTTGCAACTGCAACTCGTAAATTCATTCTTCCTTTCCAAGGAGGTTTTGATGGTGCTAAACCAAACTTGAAAAAATATGCAGGTCAATACATTGCTGCAACTAATACATTTGGGTTTGATTGTTCAACTGCAACATCAACAGGTACTAAAGCATATAACAAAGCATTTACATTGTTAACTAATGCTGATTATTATGATATGAATATGCTTGTTACTCCAGGTGTAATTGATAGTTTACATCCATATGTAACTGGATTAGCAAGATCATTAGCTGAAACTCGTCAAGACACATTCTATGTAATGGATACTAATGCATTGACTGATTCAATTACAGCAGCAGTTAATCAAGTAATATCATTAGATAGTAATTATACAGCAGCATATTGGCCATGGCTTCGTATCCCAGGTGCAAATAATATTCCAACGTGGGTACCGCCATCAACTCTAATCCCAGGGGTGTTAGCATTCAATGATAATACACAAGCTCCATGGTATGCGCCAGCAGGTTTGAATCGTGGTTTAATCACTGCAACAGACACATACCTTAAATTATCACAATCAGATCGTGATACATTGTATGAAGCTCGTATTAATCCTATTGCGAACTTCTTAAATGATGGAATTGTTGTTTGGGGTCAAAAGACACTACAAGCTCGTCCAAGTGCATTAGACCGCGTAAATGTGCGTCGTTTGTTGATTGCAGTTAAGAAATTTATTGCATCTTCAACTCGTTATTTAGTATTTGAACAAAATACAAATGCAACACGCAACCGTTTCTTAAGCATTGTTAACCCATACATGGAACAAGTAAGAGCCAATCAAGGCCTTTATGCATTCCGAGTTGTTATGGATCAAACAAACAACACACCGGACTTGATTGATCAGAATATTTTATATGGTCAAATTTTCCTTCAACCTACAAGAACGGCTGAATTTATCATATTAGATTTCAATATTCAACCAACGGGCGCAACCTTCCCGGAATAGTAAAATCAAAATGATTAGTAAAAGGCAGGGTTCGCTCTGCCTTTTTTTACATTCGCGATATTTATATTAAAAAATAGGAAAGCAAAATGGCATTAAGAGATCAAGCAAATCCAAATTTAGCTCTTGTTGAAGATGTTGATATTTTTGACAAAGCATTTTCGTGGGAACCAAAACGCCAACATCATTTTATTTTAGAAATGAATGATATTCCATCATATTTAGTAAAAGCTTCTGGTAAGCCGACAATTACAAACACTGCTGTTGAACTAGATATGATTAACGTTAAACGTTATGTTGCAGGAAAACATGCATGGGATACTATTACAATGACATTGTATGATGCAATTGTTCCATCTGGAGCACAAGCAGTAATGGAATGGGTTCGTTTGCATCATGAATCTGCAACAGGCCGCGATGGATATTCATCATTTTATAAAAAAGAAATCAGATTACATCAATTATCACCTTTAGGCGAAGTAATTGAAGAATGGATCCTTAAAGGTGCATTTATTACTAGCGCCGGATTTGGTACTTTTGATTGGAGTAGTGATGCAGTACAAGAAATTGAATTAACTATTCAGTTTGATTGGGCATTCTTAAACTTCTAATTCAGAATAACTATTACAAAAGCCCCTTAAATTGGGGCTTTTTTTATGTTCGCACATATTTATAATAAAGGTTATATAAGGAATATATGAGTACACATTCAACTAAACTTGATCCAAACATTATTGAATTAGCAAAACAGCGTTATGAAACTAAACAACGAAGCAAATTACCAAGTGTTATTGTTTCTTTAGCAAGTGCTGGTAAAATATATCCAGAATCATCTCCACTTCGTGCGGGTCAAATTGAAATGCGATATATGACTGCATATGATGAGGATATTTTAACTAATACATCTTATATTAAAAATGGTGTAGTTTTCGATAAATTGTTAGAATCAATCATTGTTACAGAAGGCATCAATGTTCAAGAAATTTCAACCTTTGACAAAAACGGATTGATTTTATATGCTCGTGTATTATCATATGGATCTGATTATCCAGTACAAATAAAAGATCCTGAAACAGGAAACGTGTTAGAACGAAATATAGACTTACGTTCAGTAAAATTTAAACCATTTGATTTACAATCAGATGCAAATGGAGAATTTGATTATAGTATCGATGATGTTAAAATTAAATTTTCATATAATACTAAAATTGATTTATTAAATTCATCAGTTACTGAAATGTTAGGTTCAGTAATTAAACAAGTTGATGAAACTAGATCTACAGCTGACATTGAAAATTTTATTCGATATGAATTTTTAGCTAAAGATTCTCGCACATTTCGATTATATTTTCTAGAAAATGCACCTGGGTTAGATTTAACTTTTGAATTTGAAGGTGAAAATGGAGGCACCTTCACATCTGGATTTCAACTTGGGGCCAACCTTTTTTGGTTTTAAACCAGAAGACCGAGTATTTTTACACGACAACTTATTTAATATGATTTGGCACGGCGAAGGCCGTTGGGATTGGGATACATTATATAATATGCCAATATTTCTTCGCCGTCGTTGGATGAAACACATTAATCGCATATTAGAAGAACGAGAAAATTATCAAAAATCTATCATTGAAGCTAGAAAAAATAAACGGGCCAAAAGCTCACAGCCATCAACGCCTCAAAGAGCACCTAAAAAATAACTAGTAAATATTTATATAAAAAATAAGTATTTATGACTCAACGACAATTCATACAAGATTTAAAGAAACAGCCGCGACATGGCATGGCTACCAATTGGTGGCAAGATGTACAAGCTGGCGCTGAAAAAGTTGGAGAGGCACTTTCTGCATTTACTTCATATGGTGCTGAAGCAACTAAAGCTGCTAAAGAAATAACAGAACAAATGATCGAAACCGGAACTGAAGGTTTTGCTGGGTTATTAAAAGAAACTGTAGCTTTAAATATTGGTTTAGCAAAAACTATAGAAATAAATCAAGGATTACAAAAAACATTTATATCAATTGCTAGTGCTGCAACATTTTTAGAAAAAAGAAACGCTGTATTAAATAAAGGTTTTGGTATATCTAGTCAAAATGCTGAAATATTAGGTAATAAATTAGCAACGCTAAGTAAAGAATTATCAGGTGGTAGTATACAAACAAAAATTTCTCAAGAATCATTGATGAAATATGCTGTTAGTATTAAAAGTATGCTACCAACTATGAATCAAGCTAAACAAACTACAAATGAATACTACAAAGGTTTACAACAATCTCAGTTTATATTACAAGAATCCATTGGTTTAACAGAAGAACAAGCTAATGCATACACTCAATATGCCGGTGCTAATGCAGAAAATGCAGCGCGCCAATTGCAATTTACACAACAAGTAGCTGCAGCATTAGGAGATGAAGATGGTTCATTGGGTTATGTGAAAATGATAACTGAAGGAATAGCCGATGCCGGCGCTGACGTTCAATTACAATATGGTAGATTACCTGGTTCATTAGAGGCAGCAACAATTAAGGCGTCTAGATTAGGACTTAAATTAGAAGATTTAGCTGGAGCTGGCGAGTCATTATTAGATATAGAAAGTAGTATAGGTAAAGAATTAGAATACCAATTATTAACTGGAAAACAATTAGTTGATGATCAAGGACAAAGTTTAACTAATTTATATAGAGAAGCAACATTACGCGGAAATGCAAGTGATCAAGCAGATATAATGGCAAAAATCATTGCAGAAGAAGGAGAAAATTTAGAAAATAATTTATTTGCTAGAAAACAAATGGCAGATTTATTAGGTATTCAAGAACGACAATTAGCATCAGCTTTACAAAAACAAAAAATTTTACAAAAAGCCGGCGAAGCTGGTATAACTATAGATATTGACGATGATGGTGCGATTGCTGCAGCTGCTATAGAATTAAAAAAATCTGGAAAATTAAATGAAAAAGAATTTGCAGAATTTCAAAAAGCAGCCGATACGCGTACAACGGATGATTTATTAAAAGAACAACTTAGCATTGCAAATGAACAATTGATCTATAGTAGATTAACAGCTTCTGTAATGGCTACTAGAACCGATCTAACAAAAGCTGCCAGCAAAATGGCAGCAGTTTCAGGCGACCCTAGTAATCTTAGGCCCGAAGAGCTAACAGCATTAGGAAATGCTATGACTGTATTAGGTGTACCGTTAGAAGCTGGCAAGGAAGTTTATCAAACCGGAACATCTACAACAGTCAGTGGCCCTGAAAGTTTAAAAACAGCTAAAGATTTAGTAGCTACCCCGACAGGTTATGGAGACCGCATATTATTAGCAGGTGAAGATACATTTGCATTAAGTAATGATGATACTGTAGTTGCCGGTACGAATTTATTTCCAAACACAACACCGGGCGGAACTAATTTAGCTGCTAAAATGGATGAAATGATTGCAGAAATACGAAATCAAACACGCATATTATCAAAACGAGATAATACATTTGGCTCTGGTATTAATAGTGCATATTACGGATAAGGAACACGATGAGTAACCCAACGCTAGGAGCAGGATCACAATTTATATCACCATTCAATATTTCTACACAACAAGAGAATTGGATTAGTTCAAATATAATAGGATTTCAGAATCCAACAGAATATTCAGTGTTTCAATTTACTGCGCCATTTTCATTGTCAAATTTAAATTTTAATGGCATCAATCCAACTATTAAAAATACAACTCAATTTACCGGACCGACAACGCAGCCAATCACCGCTGCGCCGGCGCAAACATTATATGGTCCAACTGAAGGTAATTTAACAACTCCTAATATAAAAGATGATAAATATGCTAATCAATTTAACGGAAATGAAACTATATCGAATTGGAACCCAGGTAACACGTTATCAGATTTTACTAATTTAAATAATGCAAAATTTCTAAGAAATGGCGTAGGATATTCAACATCGATCGTAGCAGGAGCATCAGGCTTCCCACAGATTGGTCAAAGTGCACAAAAAGTATTTGATAGTTCTACTAATCAAAATGATGTAATTAATTCTACATATTTTACATTACCATTTGATCAATTAACTAATAAATTGAATTTTTCAGGAGATGTAATTGATATTGTAAATTCTATAGGTAACTTAGCACCATATGGCGATTTTAGAGCAAAGCGTTTTGCTAGTTCATTTGCAAATCAAAATGCAAATTTAGCAGTTAAAATTGGAACTGCTATCGGTCGAGCTCGTAAAGATGGAGCTTCTGCTACGATACGTCCAGGCAATTTTAGTTCCCGAGCTGCACTTTATGCGGCAACATCATTATCGCCTGCGGGCGCTTATTCTTTATTCAATTTAAATGGTGTGGGTGAATATGGATATGGTTGGGGAGATCATGATAATCAATTTGCATTACGTAATGATTTTACGTTACGCAGTGAAGTTACAACTCGATGGTCAACACAAGGTTCTGGGTCATATGCCCGTACTAGAAATCCGTTAGAACTTGTAACGCCATTCCGCGGAGATAAAGTAACCGTTATTGATTTTGGTAAACGTTTATTAAAAAATGCATATCAGTGGAAGCCATCGAGTGGAAATCAATTAGAAAATAATCGAGTTCCAAAAACATCATTAACGAAAGACTTTATTAAATTTTTCTTAACTGGTCCAAAAATGACTGCTAATAATCTATATGGAGATACGACAGGTATTGCAGATGATATTATAGTTTTTCGTGCAATATTAACTAGTCTCAGCGATTCATTCTCTCCAGATTGGAGTCCCGTTAAAATGATAGGCCGCGCAGACCCTAATTATCAATATAGCGGCTATGCTAGATCGATAGATGTTGGATTTGATATTGTAATTACAGATCGGGATGAAATTAAACCAACATGGAGAAAATTAAATGCACTTGCAGGATATTGTGCTCCAATATATGACGGTGCATCTATTGCATTAACTGCACCATGGATGCGAATAACTTTAGGAGACTTATTTCATCAAACTCCCGTAGTAATGACTTCATTGTCATATACATATGATTTAGATCATTCATGGGAAATTAATATCGAAGGCGATAAAGAAATGTTTGAGACACCTAGAAAGATATCAGTTTCATGCAACTTTAATGTTATTTCAGATGCAATACCACAAAATAATGGTCGTTTCTTTGGATTAGCTAGATCATATGATCCTAAAAATAATCCTATAGTAGGAAACGACAATTGGTTAAGTGATTTTAATTCAAACGTGCCAGATCCAAGTTTTAATCAAGAAAGAACAACAAATTAAATTTAAGGTTAAAGGGTAATTATGTCAAGTAGATATTCAGCATCAACAATATTAAAAAATTTAGAAGGCAAACAACGACAATCTACAGTTATCGTTCCTAGTATGCCAGGATCTGCAAATGATGTATATATACAAATAACATCAACAGAGCGTTTAGATAAATTAGCTTTGAATTTTTATCAAGATGCTACTATGTGGTGGGCAATTGCAGCTGCAAATAATTTAGGAAAAGGTACATTAATAGTGCCAGCAAATACTACAATACGAATTCCAGATAAAAACATTATTCAACAAGTTATTAACCAAGTAAATAGATCAAGATGAATATATTTTATTCGCAAGTAGACGACGCAGTTCAACGAGAATTAAATGCACGAGGTAATTCGGGTAAAAATCGTACAACTGAAGATATCAATTTTATGGTTGGTAAAATTGCTAATGTACAAGTAACAGCATATAAATCTGGTTCAGCTGATCCTAGTATGCAATATCCAGGCGAATATGGAGTTTTAGGAGGAAAAACAGTATTAGGGCCAAGATTTCAGCCTAGTGGCAAAGGCGGTTTTTTAACTAATCCAGAATATACAGTTGATACAATAAAATTTGATGATTTTGGCAATGCGGCGCTAGATAAAAAAAGTTTTACAGATAATTCTAGAAGAATAGGTCCAATTGTAACAAGTGTATCAGTTGATATCGGCGATCATTCAATGGGGTTATTAAATAAAGCAACTATTAACATTACAATTCCAAATCCAACTCGAGATCTAGATAAAGTAGAAGAAGTCTGGTTTTATCCAGGACGTTATGTAAAAATAGATATTGTATATCCTGATTCGGCAATAATAACTGGTACTGAAAACTTATTGTCAACTTCATCATTATTCGGATCATTGCCAGAAGAAATAGTTAATGACAAATTAAAAAAATTATATCCATCATTATCAAATAGTTTAAATGAGTTTAAACGTAGAATAAGAAAATTAAATGAATTTTCATTCCAGGGTTTGATTACATCATTTGATTTTTCTTATACAGAGGATGGAAGTGTAAATGCTACAATTTCATTAACAGGTACTAGTAACACATATACTGATGTAACTATGTTAATGAACCCGGCTACTAAAAAAACTAATGAAAAAAAATCAGCAGTTTACGATACTATAGAACCAGTACCAGTAGCAGAATTACAAGAAAGAGGCATAGAAACTAACAATGGTTCTACTGAATTCTATGGAATGTTATACAATCAATTTGAAAAACTTAGAACTGATTTTAAAAATAAAAATTCAATTAACGAAGATTTTCCAATATTAATACCATTTACTACTGATAAATCTACAAGTCAAGTATCAGATCGATTTATTTTATATGGTGAAATATATCCTAGTTCAACATATGATTTCTTTGCACAAAACGCACAAACTACGCAAAATGCAAACACAACAATTGGACCAGTCATTGGCCCCGCAGCTGCACCCGAAGCTCCGATAGCTGGACCTATAACACAAAACGAATTTGAACAACAACAATCTAGAGAGCAATCAGCTGTTAATTCTAGATTAAGAATGTACACACAAACACAACGTTATATAACGTTAGGAGCATTAATTGGTTTTATTAATGAATATATTATACAAAAAATAAAAGGGTCTGCAGTCGAAGCTGAAATTACATGTACTGATACTACTCAGTTTAGTAATTATTATCCAGCATTAACATCTTGCATTCCAAAAGATATTCTATTGTTGCCAAATAAAAATAATTTACAAAGTAACGCCGGCGGCATGAATATATATGGTAATTTAGTTTTATATCCAAATATTTTACAAACAATGAGCGGCTATAAAACACGACAATGGGAAGGAATTTCATCTGCAGATTCAGATAATAAAAAAATATTTCCGTCTAGAATTTTTATTAATCTAGAATACATACAGCAAGTATTAAATGAATTGTCTAATCGAAATACAAGAGCATTTACTGTTTCATCATTTTTAGCAAATATTAGTAATAGAATTGCATATGCAACAGGTAATGCTATTATATTAAAATTAGTAACTGATTCAACATTATCAACTACATTATTATTTGCTGATGCAAAATTTTTAAAACCAATAGATACAACAAAACGAGTAACTAAATATTCAGTACCGATGCTAGCAAATCACCCTAGTGGTTCTGTTGTACACGGATTTACATTTCAAGCAAAATTGCCTAGTAACGTTAAAAATTTATCATATGTTTTAAATTCCGGAACAGATGTTTCAGATGAAGAAATTGCACCATATTTAAATTTTATGTATAATTCAAAAGATCCGGAAACTATAAATAAAGCTCGAGACAAATACAAACAAAAACACGAACAAATTATTAATAATTTAAATGATGCAAAAACTGCATATGGCAATATTCCATTTGTAGATGAACAAACTACTAAATTAAGTAAAGCACTATTTGAATATATAAAATTTCCATTTCCAGATATTACAAAAGCACAACAATTAACTGCGCCAATATTTCCATTCGATGTTGATTTTACAATCGATGGTATTAATGGTTTGCGATATGGCGATGTTTTAACTTTTGAAGGATTACCTGAAAAATATAGGCAAAATACTGTATTTAGTATAATTGGTATCACACACGATGTTGCCGATGCTGGGGTTTGGACAACTAAAGTTAAATGTATAATGAGACCAGAGATAGGATAACAAATGGCACGATTGAAATTATATTATCCAATTGACGAAATAACAACTAATCTTTATACATCGGGTCAAGAATTAATGACTTTAGATAATAAAGAATATGTTGGATTATATCATACGTATACAACTGGCGAAACATATACAGAACCATTTTGGAAACCTGGAATATCTAAACAATTGATTCCATATGCAGAACAATCAATTGGGAGTAATAAAAATATTATATATCAACAATTAACAAACTTTGCAAATGATGCTAAATACATTGCCCCAAAAAGTGTAAGTCCACAAATTAAAAAACAAGATATCTTGAACGGCAGTATCAGAAGATTTTTCTTAAAAAAGCATAATGAAACTAATATCATAGAAATAAATCAAGTACAATATCAACAATGGCAAAATGGAATTATTGATACTAAACTATATGATGCTGTACAATTAACATGGTTTATAACTGGAAACATTAATGATGAAACTATTAATAGTTTTGTAAAAGAAGGCGTTGCTTCTAAAAATAAAAAACAACTTACATTAGCATCAAAACAGCTTCCGTTGATAACATCATATTTAACAAATTTAACTGAATTTTATATTGATGCAACATTTATAGTTCCTGCAGATATAAACGCATTGGATTCTTGATAAAATTTTCTTATTATCCATATAATGATAGTGGATACTATAGAAGAGGTTCAACAAACGTTGCAGTATATCAAAGATAGAAAAACTTTGCTAGTACCTATATACTGTAGTCCCACAAATCATCCTGCAGTCAATCGTTTATGTGCAATATACATTTATACAGAAGATGATGTAGAACGTATGATTCCTGTGTATCATACCGAACAACTAAGGGGCTTTTCAGAACTTGTCCCGGAGTTTATGGCTCTGCAGAATATATTTGTTCATGATAAGAAGCGATGGCTACAAACCGGCGGAAACAATGATGTATGGGATGTAAAAACATTGTGGTGGTATACATATGGCGAGGCATATGATGAATCACATTATGTAACAGCAGCACATCAATTTTATTGGCGACGACACACTGCATTAGATGCAGTTAATTGTATTGTGCCATTGCAACAACATATGGCAATGTGTCAAAAGATTCGTCACTATGCTTGGCCTATGTGTGTAAATGCAAAATTAACTGAATCATATTTGCAATTCAATGATACATATCCTAAAGTTTTTGCAAAAATAGAATCTGCAGGATTAGCAGTAGATGAAACATTTCGGATGCCAGAATTGATACATGATGGTCTAGTATATTCTCAATATCATTATCACACAACAACGGGTCGTCCTAGTAATGCATTCCGCGGATTTAACTTTGCTGCAATGAATAAAGAAGATGGTACGCGTGCTGCATTTCATAGTAGATTTGAGCGAGGTGCATTAGTCGAAATGGACTTTGATTCGTACCACGTACGGCTCATTGCAAAAATGATTGGTTATGAGTTACCTGTATCATCTATACACGATTATTTAGGTCGATTCTATTTTGGAGTAGATGAACTCACAGATGAACAACGAGATGAAAGCAAATCAATTACATTCCGTTTGTTGTATGGGGGCATTGATCGAGAATTTTTAAGTATTCCATTTTTTGCACAAGTAAATGATTTTGTATACAAGATATGGA